CTGTATGTGGACGTCGCAATCCGACGTTGGCAAAAGCAGACGGGCGAGGCTGCCATTCACGCAGTTACCGGCAAGCAATTTGACGACATTGCATTAAAGACGGAGTCTCAGCATGCCTGAACAGGAAGCTGAAGATCTGGTCGGATACGGCAAGCCCCCGCGTCAGTCCCGCTTCCAAAAGGGTAAGTCAGGAAACCCGAAGGGGCGCCCGAAGGGCTCGAAGAACCTCGCGACGATTGTGCTCAAGGAATCGCGCCAGCACGTGCGCGTCAATGGTCCGCGCGGAGTCCGCAACATCACCAAACTTGAGGCGGCCGTTATGCAAGTCGGGAATCAATCTGCGCAGGGAAACCTGCGCGCAGCAAGGGAGTTCTTCGGCTTGGTTCAAAAATCGGAAGAGTCTGCACAGTCGAATGGCGAAGCTCTTCAGTTCAGCGAACTCGATCGGCAAGTCATTGAAAACCTACGCCGCAGGATGACGAACATTCATTCTGTGCCAAACCAGCCAAACGAGGAGAAATCAGAATGAGCACTACATTTCCGCTCTCGACCGCCGAATATCAAGCTCTTTTGCGCGAGGATCTCACTGGGTTCATCGAGCGCGCCTTCTACGAGCTCAACTCACAGTCAGTTTTTTTGCCTGGGCAATATATTGAACTGCTCGCCGCAACCCTCGACAGATGCCGCACAGGAGAAACGAAACGCCTGATTATCAATCTCCCACCTCGCACTTTGAAGTCCCACGCAGCTAGCGTGGCATTCCCGGCGTGGCTATTGGGGCAAGACCCGACGATTCAAATCATCTGCGCGAGCTACGGTCAGGATCTTGCGGACAAACACGCACGCGACTGCCGCACCCTGATGAACAGCGACTTCTATAAGCGACTCTTCCCTGCCGCCGCCCTCTCCGAAGCAAAGCTGGCGGTGAACGACTTCATGACTTCTGACCAAGGCTTTCGCATGTCTACTTCCGTTGGTGGCGTGCTGACCGGCCGCGGCGCCGATGTGATCATTCTCGACGACATCCTTAAGCCCGAAGATGCACTTTCCGAAACTCGTCGCAAGGCAGCGAATGAGTGGTATTTCAGCACCCTCTTGAGCCGTTTGAACTCGAAGAAGCACGGCGTCATCATTATTGTGATGCAGCGCCTGCACCAGGAGGACCTGGTCGGGGAGGTGACCGACCGCGAGCCCTGGGAAGTGCTTTCGCTACCTGCGATCGCAATCGACGACGAGGAATATCGGTACGCGAACCTCTTCGGAGAAAAGAGTTTTGCGCGCAATGCAGGCGAGGCACTCCACCCGGAGCGCGATTCGGTCGAGACCTATGAAAAGATTCGTGAGGCTGTCGGCGAATACAACTTTCAGAGCCAATATCAGCAGAGTCCTATGTCTCGCGAAGGCGGCTTGATTAAGAAGAGCTGGCTCAAGTTCTACGAACCGGGGAGGTTTCCGAGCGACGTCCTCGAGTGGACAATCCAGAGCTGGGATACAGCGTGCAAGATTGGCGACGCGAATGATTTTAGTGTTTGCACAACTTGGAAGCTGATCGGCAGGGACTACTACCTGGTTGATGTCTTCCGCGAACGTCTGACCTACCCTGAATTAAAGAGACGCGCAGTCGAACTCTTCAACAAGTTCAGGCCCTTCAAAGTCGTGATCGAGGACCAGGCTTCGGGAACCGCGCTCATCCAGGAGATTGCTTCGGAGGGAGTCTACTGTGCCGAAGCATACAAACGGGCACCTGGCAGCGATAAGCTCGTTCGTTTTGCTGCCCACTCGATCAAATTCGAGAACGGGCGGGTGTTCCTTCCGAACCAGACGCCCTGGCTCGACGAGTACATCCGTGAGATTACAGGATTCCCTGGCTCGAAACACGACGACCAGGTGGATTCGACTTCGCAGGCTCTCGAGAGCCTCGAACCCTGTGCGAAGTCGGTGGCGGTTTTCAAAGGACTGGAATATCTCAGTAACCTTCACTATCCCACGGAATATGGCGGCTCAGATTGGCCACGCCTTTTCCGGTATTGACGCCACTTGTCTCTTGACTCTTCGCCCTAGAAGAGCGGAAATGGACTGCCGGAGAAGGTGGCCCAGTCTTGAGCCGAAAAGCATCCCTTAAACCCACGCTGAATCAGCAGCTTGCGGCGTTGCCGAAGATGGATCGAAAGGCCCTGCAAGGGCTTTGGGAACGCCTCTTCCTAAAGCCCCCAAATCAGGCTATCCGGCGTGAGGTTCTGGTGCCGATCATTGCCTACCGGCTGCAAGAAGTGGCGCTCGGCGCCCTGAAAGGATCCATTGAAAAGCAGCTTCGCGCTCTCGCCGAAGACGGCTCCAAGGGGCGCAATTTCGCTGAAGGTCTGACACTTCGCCACAAGGCCGGAACCCGTTACGTCCGTGAATGGCAGGGAAAGTTGCACGAAGTTTCAGTTCTGCCTGAAGGCTATGAATACAACGGCCACATCCATCGAAGCCTTTCAGAGATCGCCTGCAACATTACTGGAACTCGCTGCTCGGGCCCAGCTCTCTTTGGTCTCAAACGTCGTGGCACGGAGGGGGCTGCATGACGGCCGGAATCCGCTGTGCCATCTACACGCGCAAGTCTTCGGAAGAAGGACTTGAGCAGTCCTTTAACTCGCTCGACGCCCAGCGCGAGGCCTGCGAATCCTATATTCAAAGTCAACGCCACGAGGGCTGGCATCCGCTCTCGACACATTACGATGACGGCGGTTTCTCTGGCGGCAACATGGAACGGCCCGCACTGAAGCGCATGATGGCCGACATTCAGGACGGCAAAATCAATACCGTTGTTGTCTATAAAGTAGACCGCCTTACCCGTTCACTTGCCGACTTCGCCAAAATCATCGAAAGGTTCGATCCCCAGAAGGTCAGCTTTGTCTCGGTCACGCAGCAGTTCAACACCACAACCTCGATGGGCCGACTGACGCTGAACGTCCTCCTCTCGTTTGCCCAGTTCGAGCGCGAAGTGACCGGCGAACGCATCCGCGACAAGATTGCCGCCTCAAAGAAGCGCGGCATGTGGATGGGGGGATTTGTTCCACTCGGCTATGAATTGCACGACCGCGAACTCCAGATCCATCCTGAGGAAGCGGCGATCATTCGCACCATCTACCCCAAGTCCGGCTCATCGGGTCGCTCCATCTTTGTGGTTTTGATGCGCAGAAGTTCGCTTGACTTTATGGCCAAGCAGAGCGGAAATGGGCATGCCGCAAAGGAGGCAAGCCCATGAAGCAGAATGAGATAACCAAACCAAGACCCACCAGGCAGGAGGCGGCTGATCGACTCTTGGCGCAGCTGCCGGCGATGGATCGGAAGGAACTCTTGAAGCTCTGGCACGATCTGTTCGACCGAATTCCCAGCCCTGCTTTGCATAGAGGAACATTGATCCCGATCCTGGCCTATCGCATTCAAGAGAAGGCCTACGGCGGGCTCAAAGAATCCACCCTCAAGCGGCTGCACGAACTTGCCAGGGATCATGCCAACGGTAAGAAGTCCGCCGTTCAGGCGATGATCCGGCCGAAAATCGGCACGCGCTATGTGCGAGAGTACCGTGGCAAACTGCACGAAGTCACAGTTCTTGAGACTGGGTACGAGTACCAAGGTCGGGTTTACCGGAGTCTGACGGAGGTCGCCAAGACCATCACCGGAACCAAGTGGTCAGGACCGGTGTTCTTCGGTTACAAACGGCCAGGAAAGAGGGCGCAAGTATGAACCCCCGCATCCGTTGTGCTATCTACACGCGCAAGTCTTCGGAAGAAGGCTTGGAGCAGTCCTTCAACTCGCTCGACGCTCAGCGCGAAGCCTGTGAGGCTTTCGTGAAAAGTCAGCAGCACGAGGGCTGGCAGGCAATCGCGACCCACTACGATGACGGCGGCTTCTCGGGTGGCAACATGGACCGGCCCGCGTTTAAGCACCTAATGGCCGACATTCACACCGGGAAGATCTCGACCGTTGTTGTCTACAAGGTCGACCGCTTGACCCGTTCTCTGGCCGACTTCGCCAAAATCATTGAGCAGTTCGACAAGTTCGGTGTGAGCTTCGTTTCAGTCACCCAGCAATTCAATACGACCACTTCGATGGGTCGACTTACGCTCAACGTCCTGCTTTCCTTCGCACAGTTTGAACGTGAAGTCACCGGAGAACGCATCCGCGACAAGATTGCTGCTTCGAAGAAGAAGGGAATGTGGATGGGCGGTAACGTCCCACTTGGCTACGACGTGCACGACCGCCAGTTACAGATCAACGATGCGGAAGCCACAACCGTGCGCACGATCTTCAATCAGTTTCTGCGGTTGGGCAACGTCACCATCCTCCGGGACTGGTTGCGTGAAAATGATATCCGCAGCAAAGGGGGCAACCATTTCTTTCCAGGTCCACTTTACTCGATGCTGCGCAACTCTCTGTACATTGGCCTCACTCGACACAAAGCAGATACCTACCCTGGTCACCACCAAGCGATCCTCGATTCTGAGACCTGGGATAAGGTGCAAGCGCTGCTCGCCGCGAATCGCCAGGGCGGCAAACGAAAACCGCGTGCAACCAAATCCAGCCTCTTTACCGGGCTTCTTTTTGACGCTCAAGGCACGCGCTATACCCCAACCCACGCCGCAAAGAACGGCCGCCGCTACCGCTACTACACTTCACAGGCAGTCATCAAAAAGACAGAGAAGATCGAGACTCCCACGCGCATCCCGGCGCCCGATATAGAATCTGCCGTCATCGAACGCTTTCTGAATCTTCTTCGCGATCCGGATGACCTAATCGCAAGCATCAGGGATAATGCCCAAGAGGAGGCAAATCAACCCGCCGGCTTCTTCACAAGGATTGTCGCCTGCGCTACATCAACCGCTGCAACCTGGCAATCTCTCAGCGGACCCGACCGAGAGCACTTCCTCCGCGCGGTCATTGACCGCGTCATCATCCACCCAACCCGGGTGGAAGTCCGAATCCGCGTGAATCAGTTTATCCAACAACTTCTCGGCAACAATACTCCAATGGCTGATAGCCGAGGCGGAAACGCAGCCGGCACACCGCAGGCCCATCTGCAGCTTTTAGGCTCGATCGAATGCCCTTTCCGCCACATTTCCCAGGGCCGCGCGCTGCGCCTGATCGTCGGCAATACAAACATCACGACAGAGGCGAGCCGTCAGGCCATACTGAAAGCCATCGCTCGCGCACACCAATGGTACGAGCAGATCACAACAGGCAAAGCTACGAATATCGCGCGGTTGGCCGCGACCGATGGCGTGTCACCCCGCTTTATTCGTATGCAGATGAAGTTGGTTCAACTGAGCCCGCAGTCGATCGAGAATGTGATGACTCGGCCCGAATCACTGCCCCTCTCGCTCAACGATCTGCTCGCTGCGATCCCACTGGACCGGCGCGAGCAGTCGCTCGGCCTGTCCAAAAAGTCCGCGTAACGAGCACGCCGGTTCTTCAATCTGCCTACTCCTCAAGCAGCAATCGGGCTGCTTGGGATTTTTCGATGAGGACGATATCGCACTCACCCGGATCATGCAATCACTGCAGGGTCAAATTTCTTCGCTTTGAGTCCGCATCGAAACGGAACCGCCAGTTTGGCCAATAGAGAAGTGCCGGCAAAACAGCGCACATCTGCAATATCGGAGAACGATCTCCAGTTCCATGCCGATCGAGGATCTAGCGAAATTGCCGGACTATTCCGGAGTATTGGAGGGATCCGTCTCGTAAATTATTGATTCTAAATATACTTGGCGGAGAGAGGGGGATTCGAACCCCCGGTACAGCTTTTGACCGTACAACGGTTTAGCAAACCGCCGCCTTCAGCCACTCGGCCATCTCTCCGGCTCACAGTGGATTATACCGGAA